GCCTAATACTGCACATCCTTTCATTTTTTCTATATTTTCTAATAAAAACAATTGAAGGTATCTAAAAATATTATTAGCAGAATATCCTTGCTCTAAATATTCAAATACCTTATCTTGAAAGAGATATTTTGATTCAACTTCTACAATAATATGTTTTATGTTATATTTTTTAGTAAAATTAGTACAGTAGATTAAGTCATGCTCATTTTCTTTGTTTTCGTATCTTACTGAAAACGCAGTAAAATCTACTCCCGCTTCTAAAAAAATTCTTGCGATAAATTCTCCATCAATACCTCCACTCATTGCTACGAATATAGGTCTTGTTGTTTGAGATCTAATATACCGAGCGGTATTAATTGCTTCATTTTTAAATGAATCAAATTTTCGATTTATTTTATTGAAATTTATTAAATAAGGTTCATCAGTGTATTGGAAAGCCACATTATTCATATTAAACTCACTAATAATAAAAAAATAATAGAATACCCTTGATTTTAAATAGGTATTCTATTATATATATGTATGTAGATGCCTTATGGATCTACATTTTATTACATTCAACCTTGCTTAATAGGAGGTCTACATGACTACATTTGATATCGCAAAGATATTTGATATTGCAACTATGGATAAATTTTTCGTTGGATATGAACCAATGATGAAGAGAATGGAAGAGGCGCATGCTGCTCTTTCAAAGTCAATTCCAAACTATCCGCCATATAATATTGTTAAAGTTGACGAGAACAAGTATGTAATCGAAATGGCAGTTGCTGGTTTCGGTAAACAAAATCTTGACATTGAGATCCAAGACGGAACTCTCATTGTTTCAGGAAACTCACAGCTTGCTGATATGTATGATGAAGGTATTAATAATACATATCTCTATAAAGGAATTGCAGATCGCAATTTCACTCGTAAGTTCTCTATTGCCGATACTGTGGAAATTAAAAATGCTGACTTGATTAATGGTATGCTAAAGATTTGGCTTGAGAATATCATTCCTGACTCTAAGAAACCAAAGAAGATCGAGATTAATGATCCTACAGCAGATACCACTGTTAATGCTGCTCCTGTAAAAGGATCAAAGAAGCAACTTCTTACAGAAAATAAAAAAGAGGACTAAAAATGTTTACCTTTAAAAAAATAGCTCGCTGGTATAAAGCCAGAGCGAGACAGCAAAGAACTGTTCGTGAATTAAGTTCATTGAATAACAGAGAGTTGGCTGATATTGGTCTTTCAAGATCAGACATTCATAGAGTGGCTAAAGATATTAGTTCTGCTAGATCATGGAGTATCCTATAATGGTTACTGCAGTTTCTCATTTAGTAGATGCTATCTCTTCATTTTTTAATTTTGTAACAGAAACTGAAGAGCAAAAGTATCGTCGTAATATGGTTAATTTTCTTAACCAAGCAACCGACCGTCACCATTTAGAATTTCTCGAAAGAGAATGGGAAAGAGTGAATGGAAGGAGATATTGGTAAGATGTGGCCATATACTGACGATGAACTTATCATAATCAACGAAGGTTGTAAGTAATTGAAGGGGCTACGGCCCCTTCTTCTATAAATAAACATATGAAAACATTCAGTCAATTCTTAGAAAATTTTATGGATGGTAAACACCCGGAACATAAGGGTGATATGGCTCGCTACCATCTTAAAGGTAAGTCAGCCACTCAATTAAAAAAAGTGCGTTCATCTAAAACTGCTTCACCAAGAGCAAAACAACTTGCTCATTGGTTCCTAAACATGCATAAAAAACATTGATTTAGTTTATAAACTTTCATACAATATTGAGTATGAACAAATACAACCGTGCCATTATACGAAAACAAGTCTTAGAATATGCTCCTAAGATGCAACCTTTACTGCCTCCATTAGACGCTCATCCTAATGGTCGTGGAGCAATACCTCACATGTATAGTGTTCTAGATGGTGTATTTGGTTGTTCAATTTCAGAAGTAAGAGATAGTCGATTAGACGATGCTCTTGCAATTTTAAAATATACAATGGATAATGCTACTAAGATGCGTATTATGGCGCCTCTTCGTGAAATGTATGCTCCTGAACCTGAACCGATAAAACCTTCAACATTGGATAATTTCTTTGAGTAAATTTTATACTTCAGTCGCACTACACCGCAACGATATTCTTTTACGTGGTTATGAAAATGGTCAGCGTGTACAATATACCATACCATGTAAACCATACCTATTCGTTCATTCTAAAAATCCTAATTCAATTTACCGTAACCTTAAAGGTAAACAGGTAGATAAGGTTGAATTTGACTCACCATCAGCTGCGCGTGATTTTATTAAACGCTATACTAATGTCGAAGGATTTAATTATTACGGGTTTACTAATTTTGTATATCCTTTTATAAACGACTACTATACAGGTGAAATTGATTACGATCCTAAGGTTGTATCAAAAATTAATATCGATATCGAAGTTGCAGCTGATCAAGGGTTCCCTGATATTCAGACTGCAGATAAAGAAATTACTGCTATTACGATGAAGAAGAACGATATCTATATCGTGCTTGGATGTGGTGAGTTTACTACTGATAATGAAAAAGTAAAATATATTAAGTGTAAAGATGAGTATGAGCTTCTTATGAAGTTCTTAGATGTGTGGCGTAGTAAGTGGTTCTCACCAGATATTATTACTGGATGGAACGTTGAGTTCTTCGATATTCCCTACATTGTTAATCGTATTAAAAGAGTATTAGGTGACTCCTGGGCAAAGAAACTCTCGCCATGGGAAATATTAGAAGAGCGTACTGTTACTATTGCAGGTCGTGATAATCAGGTATACGTACCGGTTGGTATTGCTATCCTTGACTATATGCAGATGTATAGAAAGTTTACCTTTACTATGCAAGAGTCATATCGACTTGATCATATTGCTAATATCGAATTAGGTGAACGTAAGCTTGACTACTCTGATTATGAAGGTCTGTTTGATCTTTATAAGAAAAACTATCAGCTATTCATTGAGTATAATATCAAGGACGTTGATCTTGTTGATCGTTTAGATGAAAAGCTTAAACTTATTGAACAGGTGTTTGCTATTGCATACGATGCCAAGGTTAACTATAACGATACATTTACTTCTGTGCGTATGTGGGATGTGATTATCCATAACTACCTTTTAAGTCAAAATATTGTAGTACCTCAGTTAAAGATTACTGAGAAGGAAAGACAGATTATTGGTGCATATGTTAAAGACCCTAAAGTAGGTATGCATAAATGGGTTGTATCCTTTGATTTGAATTCGCTTTACCCGCACCTTATGATGCAGTATAATATTTCACCAGAAACTTATGTGGGTCATATTTCTGCTATTAATGGTGATGATGGTGTTCAAAAAATATTGGATGGTTATCTCAATGAGCCCTCTGTACGCAATCAGCTTGTTTCTTCCAGCGTCACTTGTGCCGCTTCTGGCTGTATGTTTGATAAAGATTATCAAGGCTTCCTTCCTAAATTAATGCAGAAGATGTATGACGACCGTGTTGTATATAAAACACGAATGATTGAAGCTAAAAAAGAGCATGAAGTAAAACCTTCTGAGGCAACCGAAAAAGCAATTGCACAAAATCATAATATGCAACTTGCAAAGAAGATTCAGCTTAACTCAGCATATGGTGCACTATCTAACGCTTACTTCCGTTGGTTTGATAATAAGCTTGCAGAATCAATTACTCTTTCTGGTCAGCTCTCTATTAAATGGATGGAAAGAGAAATTAATAAGTATTTGAATAAACTCTTTAAGACCAAGGAAATTGATTATGTCATTGCATGCGATACGGATTCTATGTATATTACGCTTGACAACCTGGTCACTCAAAGCGGTGTTGAAGGTATGTCAACAGAAGAGATCGTCAAGCTCCTTGACCACTTCTGTGAGCATCGGATTGAACCTTATATTGATAAGTGTTATGGGGATCTTGCTGAGTATGTTAATGCCTATCAACAAAAAATGAAGATGAAGCGAGAAGCAATCGCTAATAAAGGTATTTGGACTGCAAAGAAGCGTTATATCCTTAACGTGTGGAATAACGAAGGTGTTCAATACTCTGAACCTAAACTTAAAATGATGGGTATTGAAGCTGTGCGTTCCTCTACACCAGCTGCTTGTCGTTCAAGTATTAAAAAAGCAATCAATATTATTATGAACAGTACTGAAGATGAAACGATTGAGTTTATTCAAAAGTTTCGTATTGAGTTTGGTCAGCTGCCTTTCGAAGATGTTGCTTTCCCTAGAGGTTGTAAAGGGCTATCAGAGTATTCTGATCTTAATAGCATTTATAGAAAAGGCACACCTATCCATGTAAGAGGTGCTCTGCTGTATAATAATATGCTGAAGCAGAAAAAATTAGATCAACGTTTTCCTATAATTAACGAAGGTGATAAGATTAAATTTTGTTATATGAAATTGCCTAACCCTACTAGAGAAAATGTTTTTGCATGCCCTGGTACTCTACCAAGACAGCTTGGAATGGACCAATACATAGATTACGATACTCAATATGAAAAGTCATTCGTAGAGCCTATTAAAACTATTTTAGATGCTATTGGATGGCGTGTTGAAAAGAAAGCATCTTTAGAAAGCTTTTTTACATGAAAACTAAATGTATACAATGCGGTGAAGAGCGTGACTACATTAACTGTAAAGAAGTAGATTGCCCTCAAGCATTTTGGAACAATGAAAAAAAAGGAAACTTAAAAATGGCTACTAACAATTCATCATTTGATGATTTTGATTTTGGTTTTTCTGCTGTAACAGAAGAAGAGCTAAAACAACATGAAACGCAACAAATCAGTAAACTAACACAAGTTGCGCAAAAATCTTTGTCTTATCAAGATAAATTAGAGTCTATGTATAAAATGATTCTTCCTCTTATTGCTAATCTTTCTAAAGATCCAGAAAAAGAATATATTCTTTGGCCTGGTCGTGATAAAAAGCTCGCAGAATTTAAAGCTAAACTAGACGCATTGATGAATGGTTAATTACCTAGTACTACTCACTGCTTTAAGTCTTTCTGGTGTTTCTGCTTATTATTCTATTATAGGACTTACTGCTGTCTTTGCTGGTTCATTTTGGCCTGTTGTTATAATGGGAACAACATTGGAGTTTGCCAAAATTATATCTACTTCCTGGCTTTACAGGAATTGGAAGACGTCTCCTTTTTTATTGAAAATTTACCTAACTTTTGCTATCATTATACTAATGACCATTAGCTCTATGGGTATCTTTGGGTTTCTATCTAAAGCTCACATAGAACAAAATTTACAGATTCAAACAGGTGATGCAGATCAAATACAAATTGTTCAGAGTAAAATAGATACGGAACAATCTTTTATAGATGATTTGAATAAACAAATAAGTCAAATAGATACTG